CGTCCAGCAGGTCCTCCCTGGTAAATTGATTTCCACAGAAGATGACGAACCAGTCCAGCAGCACATCCATCGCCTGTTTGATGTCGTCCGGCTGCGTCTCAATGACTTCGCCCTTCAACGACTGCTGCGTAACTTTATTGATTTTATTGAACATATCCAAAGCAGGCTGCATCTCGTACAGCGCCCGCGGCGTTACCTTGTTAACTTTGTACGTCTTGCCTTTTACCTCGATGGTGAACATGTTGCCTCCTCATGCTTTACAGGAAAGGGGCGACCCATGATGAGCCGCCCCGATTGCTTACGCGTGAACGACGATAACTGCAATCTCCGAATAGACATCCCTGAACCCAGCCTTGGACAGCTTGCAGTAGAAATAGTGCGTTGCGGTGGCGATGTTGGTCGGGATAGTGAGCGACGCGGTTGCGTTGCCGGTATAGGTGGACACGACGCCGCTTGCATAGGTCTTGGCGGTCGCCTTGTACCACTGGTAGGTCGGGGTATTGGACGCTGTGATAGAGAGAGCCCCGCCCGCATTAGCAGCCAGCGCCAGATCAAGCGGCTGCACGCTGATCTCAATATCCCCGCCGGTTACGACGACATAGGGTGCATTGAAGAAGGTTGCCTTTGCGCTTGCGAAGGCAGTGGTATCGTCATCCACAAATGTTTTGTACTCGCCCGTGTAGATGGTGGGCACGGCTTCCCATTCAATGGTGCTGGTCTTGCGGTTAACCTTATCAGCCTCTTCGGTGGCGTGCTCATGATCGCCTGAGCGTTTGACCGGGATGCATTTGTACAGCCACACGTAGCGGTATGTGCCGTCAGCCTTCTTGCTCTTGTAGCCAAAGGCCCGGTATGGCGGATTATCGACCTGGTTGCCCACCGTCACGCCATTGGTATCAACCGCGTGCCCGAAAAACTTGGCCTGCCAGGCAGGGGGGACATCAGCCGTTTCCATGCTAAAGGATAGTTTGGGCAGCGGATGAAGCCTGTCGTACTCAGCGTCATCCGCATACTGGACGTCTGCCTTTCCGCTGTCATCCGACACTTTGATAGTGATTGCCCCGACAACAGACTCAACCGCCCCATATGTGGTTTCTGCCACAGTGTCGGTCAGCAGTTCAGCCGTCACCAGGTTTTTGAGTCCAATTGGGGATTTAGGATCAGCCATTGTATTTCACCTCATGTTTTCTGTTCGAGCGCTGCTCTCAGCTGCTCTTTGATGATGCCGTAAGCCTCTTCTTGCTTGGCGTCGAAGGCCGGCAGCAGGTAAGGGTGCGGCGGGGCAGGATGGGGTCCACCGTGGCCGAACTCCACATAGGCGGGGTAGTAATCCTCGTGATGCCAGTCCTTGCGGTGCACGCCTACGGTGACGCCCCACTTGTCGCCACGTTTGTATATTTTCTTGCCGATGCCGATAGCGCCCTTCAGGTCTCCCGTTGCGCCCCTTGGCGCGTTGCTGATCGCCTGTTCTTTGATGGGCTCCGCGGCCATCTTGACGATCGCATCCAGCTTTCCCAGGCCGCTGTCGACAAACTGGTCGGCCAACTTCTGTATCTCATCTGCCAACTCCAAAAAGCCCTGGGTCTTGATCGTCGCCACCATCAGACGATCAGCTCCCTTGTCTGCGTGTCGTACACAATATGACGGCCGTTCACGTCGTCTGTCAGGTTGATTGTTTCCGGGTAGGCATATCCACCCGCGTACAGCAGGGTCTTGATCTGCTTTTTGAGTGTCGTGATGTTGGTGGCAAGCGGCGCGAACAGGTGAACCTGAATCATAATCTGCTCATATTCGGGCGCGTCGTCCCGATGCCAGATGGGGATGGTCCAGTAGTTGAATGTGATGTAGGTCGTGGCCGTGCCGGTGTACACATCCTGCTGAACCGGCACACTTGTGGCCGCCAGCGCCGTGATTAGGGTACTTTCGGTGCTCATGCGACCACCGCCCGTCTCAGGGTAATCTCAAGGAAGGCGTGACGATCCTCCGGGTCATTGATGCTGACAATCTCCCACGCCAGCGCGTCGGTCGTGTCAGCCTCGTGCCATACCCTGCAGCGCTGATCAATCAGGCTCGTGTACCTGAGTGTGATTGTGGCAATTTGGCCCAGATCAAGCCGGTTATTTTCCATAACTTCTTTGCCATGAGCGCTGACCCACTTGCACCGGATCATGCTGGTTCCGGTGAGTACATTCGCCCAGGTTTCCGTTGGATAACCGTCTGCATCAATGCCTACAGTCAGCTTCTTTACCGTGATCCGTGTCCGCATTTCGCCCGCCGTTGCAGTTTTTGCCATTTATGACCACCACACTTTGTACTGACTTAGTAACCGGGCGACACTGTAGTCAACTTCGCGGCTGGCTGTGCCCACACGCATGGATCTGGTCGCGTCCACAGATACCGCCTCCCGGTTTTGGTACCAATGTGCAATCAACAGCAGCATGGCCTGACGTATCGCCATCGGGCAGGGGTTGCCTGTGGTGAATCCGGTCGTGTACTCGACCACAATGGGATTCAGCGCCCGTAACTCAATACCGGGATCCTCAAGGATACTGATCCGGCCGTCTATGGCGTCAACCTGATATTCCGTTGCGGCCAATGTGTATACGGTATCGTCCACATCGTAGTATTTTATGGACGTAATGGTAGTAATCGGGGACCGTGGCAGCCGCCACAGCCCCCATGAATCCGGATAGGCTTTGACGGTCTGTGCTGCCAGCGCCAATCCCGTCACGTTCTCGCAGTACTCCCGCGCCGCCGTGATCAGCGGCGTGATGACTGCGGCGTCCTCGGATGTGTCGCCCGTCACCGTTCGCAGGTGGATTTTTACATCCGCCAGCGTCACAGGCTCAACGGTCGGCGCGGTAGTTACTGCGTATTTCATTGTTTGGCCCTTTCTTTAGGTGATGGACGCGCCCGCCGTCAGCGGTACGTACTCGATGAAGATGGTGGCTGCACCGGTGGCGGGCGCGGCGGCACTGAACACGGTCTTGATCAGGCCGGGCGCCAGGATGAGGGGCATGTGGGAATCTTCAGACGCGATGCCGATACCGGCGGTCGCTGCCTTCACTAAGCCAGTCGCTGCCACACCATCCACCAGGAACAGGGTATTTACGGCCGCACTGGCCGTGTCGGTCGCGCCGCACAGATCGGTTGCATTCCCGCCCGTGGGCGTGTGCTGCAGCTTCAGGGTGTTCGCGCCGGCCGGGAGCGCCGTAGAGATGTGCAGGCCCAGCTTTACAACCTTGACGACGCCTGACACGGTAAACCGGGTCACGGCGGCGCCGGTCAGGTCAGCGGCGAGCAGCGCCTTGCTCAGGCCGCGCCACTGCTTGGCTTTGAAGTCCTCCATGCGCTCAAACATGGAGCCGTCCTCGTTAGGAACGACAAGATCGCTCTGAAACACGTTGTTAGCATCGTTTGTGCCGACAAACTGCTCCGTGGGCATGGTATTGTATCCATCAGGAATTGCCATTATTAAACCTCCTTAAATAGAGAAGGAGCGCTGATGTGCGCCCCTTCTATAGGCGTGTCAATCGTCAGTTGATGTTAATTGCGTTTGCAACCACATCAGCGGGCTGCGTGGTCGGGATAAGCCGGAAATTATACCGGGCGGCGATCACGCCATCAACCACGGCGTTGGCGGTCGCCCTGACCACATCAAAGCGGCAGTAGCGCTTGCCGGGCTTGATCACATCAAGCACAAGCAGCTTGTCGTCCGCGGTGGTGGCGGCCGCAGCAGTGATAGTTGCGGTCACGGCTTCATAAGCGCCATCGCCCAGAGCAGGTTCAGCGCCGGTGAAGGCTTTCAGGGTGACGACGCTGGTTATCAGTACGTCGCCCAGGATCGCTACACCGACAACGCTGTCACAGTCGGCCAGGTCCAGGATATCGCCGGACAGGGTATCATTGGTGCCCGCCACCGTAGCGACAAGCACCTTGTCAAACTTGGCTTCCTTGAGAAAAGAAAGAATCATGTTAATACCTCCACAGTATGTTGTTGGTTAGGCGAGGCGGATACGGGCAAAGGCGGCCGGCATGATAGGGGCGCCATCCGTTTCGATGCGGCACAAATAATCCACTTGATTTGTGCGGGCGTAGAGCTCATTGAGCACCTGGATTTCCATGCTCAGGGCGTCCACGATCCAGTAGTTCTTCAGATCGCCGTACAGACCGAGATACAGGCCGGCGGTGAAGGTACTGGGTGCAAATTCGGTCATGTTGACCGGCTTGCCCAGGAGCATGTCAGGAGTGCCCAGGGTGACGGCTGCCTGCCAGATGTACTGACCGTCAGAGTTCTTCAGCTTCGCCAGCTGCTTGACGGCAAGGCGATTGAAGATCCACTCAGCGTTGGCCTGGTACGCCTGCTTGACGGCATACTTGGCCTCGATCAGGCCGTCGAATTTCATCTCTGTGGCGGTGTTGCCAAGGTACACGTCGCGATCAGTGTTGATGCCGTCAGCGGATGCCACAAACAGGCCCAACGGCTTGTTGACGCCATCGCCGATCATGTAGGCGGTTTCAAGAGCTTCGCCAACTTCCTCAGCGATTGCGGCACGGATCAGGGCGTCGATGTTCGCCACATTGCGAACCAGGGTTTTGGAGATCAAGATCTCACTGGTGCCGGCGTGGGGCTTAAACTCTCTTTTGCCAAAAGCAAGGGCAGTGTCGGCGGTCGGGGCCTGCAGCTCAGTGCCCCAGGCAAAGGAGCTCATGCCGGCCGTCTGGGTAGGATAGCCGAGCGATTGCGCAAAACGCAGCGGGGGAAGCACACGGGCCTTCTGCCGCATGAACGTCGCGTCTGCCAGTTCCTTGATCAGCTCATTCACGAACTGCTCAGGAGCGACCAGGTAGCCAGCCTGGGTAGGATTATCCATTTGTAGCGCCGCGAAAATCTGCTTCGCTTCCTGATTGCCGTGACGCAGGACGTTGCTAAACGCGGTGAGCATCGCGGCCTTCGTGGTGTCGCCATGAGCGACGGCTTCTGTGGTCTTCTCACCAATGACACGCTCACGGTCGATCTGCTTCTGTTCGGCGTTGATCTTGACGCTCATCGCGTCGAAGTCGGTTTCCATTTTTGCATAGGCAGTCACGTCCTCGGCGGACATTTCGGTGTTTTCGTACTTGTCTTTTGTTGCACGCATAGACGCAACCAGCGTCGCGCGATCCTGCAACATTTCAAAAAGTTTAGCCATGTTTGCATACCTCCGTAATTTTTTCCATAGATTTGTTCAGGCGTTTTCGTTGTTCGGTCAGGGTATCCAGGTTTTTATCTGACACGGGCTGAGGAATTACCTCCCCGTTGACAGGCTGTTCAGGTGCCTCCACGGGCAATAAAATACCGCCAGTTTTTTTGGCGGTTTCGGGTTCAGGTTCAGGTTCTTTCTCCGGCTCAGGCTCAGCCTGTGGCGGGTGAAGTGCTGCAGGTGGATGCTGGTATCGGGCGAAAAATTCAGGGGTTATGCACGCTGCAATTTTCGCCTTGCCTTCCTCAACTTCATCACAAAAGCCTTCAGCCAACGCTTCTTCGCCTGACATCCAGGTTTCCGCCTCCATCATTTTGGCAACTACAGAGGATTCCTTGCCTGTTCTGTCGGCGTAGATACCGGCCAGCTGCCCATCCAATTTTACAAGCACATCTGCCAGCGCGCGCATGTCTTTTGCGTTTCCGATGCCGCATCCCCACGCTTGGTGGATCATCATGACAGCCGCACGAGGCATGACAATGCGATTTCCGGACATTGCCACGATCGACGCGGCCGAGGCCGCTATACCGTCAACGTGGACCGTCTTGTTTGCATTATGGCGTTTCAAAATGTTGTAAAGCGCGATCCCGGAGAAAACTGACCCTCCCGGCGAATTTATGAACACATCCAACTGCTCAATCTGCCCAAGAGACGCCAATTCGCGCTGAAATGCAGCAGGCGTAACGACATCTTCATAAAGCGAATCATCGCCTATAGGACCATACAAATAGAGCTCGCCTTTTTTATTGGCAAGCCCTTTGAAATCCCAGAATTTTTTATTATCCATCATTTAACCTCTTTCGTGACATATCGCCACATAAAGCCTCCGGCGGTTTTGTGCCGGCCTGAACAAGCATGACATATACCCGACTTGTTTATTCCGGTTTTTTCCGCCGCGTCCCCACAGGAAACATAATGCCCAATGACTTCTCCATCCATCGTTAGGCGTTCTACATCTTTTACAAGCAAAATGTGCGCGTCACGCATTTTCTGCTTGGCTTCGGCGGTTTTTGGTATGCCCATCCACGACGCGCTCATTTTCGCACGCGCTTCAGCGGAAACAACTTTGCCCTTCTGCGCTACTCTCATATTCGCCCTTGCTTCTGCGCTGGCGATCTTGCCCCTCTGCGCCGCGCTCAATTTCGCACGGGTTTCGATTGATGGAACTCGTGTTTTCCCGAAAGCGCTCAGTTTCGCGCGCGTTTCATCGGTGACAAGCCTATTCTTTTTCAAAACGCTCATTTTCGCGCGAGTCTCCGCGCTTGGGCTCCATCCCATCCGAGCCGCGCTCATATTTGCGCGGTTTTTGGCGCTTGGAATCCACCCACATGTTCCGTCGCCCCCGTCAGTCAGGTTGTAGCCATAAAAAGAATCGCGTGTTTTATGAAAACATATGAGTTCTTTTTCAGATTGCTTGGCCTCTGCTTCTGTTAATCCCTCGGAAAGCACCTCATGAACTATATTATCCCACCCGTGATTTTTAATGGCGTTCCAGAAATATGGGCACTTTTTGTATCCTATGCCGCCACTTCCCCAACGTTTAGCGATGCCAAGGCATGTTATGCCGATGTACTTCTTTCCGTTTGGAGCTGTGTGCATGTACACCGTATACATTAAATCCATATAAAATATACCCCCCGCAGTATTCTCCCTGAATTCGTGTGTGGGAAGTAAAGTCAGGGAACCTTACTTGTCGCGTAGCTATTCGCTATCCCACATCTCATTATACCACACAAACGCCTATTTCACAACGTTTTGTGCACCTTTTGGCAAATTCATAGGCACGGCAGAAAGCGGGATCATGTTGCCATTAACTGTGAAAATCTCTCCCTGCCCGTCCGGCATTATGTCCAAATCCTCAAGCCTTCTAATTTCGTCTCCATTCATCCAGCCGTTCTGCCTGGCACTGTTGTAATAGGCAGTTCGCGCCGCCGTGTCTCCCCTGAGTAGCGCATTCGTATTAAATTTGAAAAAGAAAATACTGCGCTCTGTTTCGGTCAGAAGATCTTTGTATAACGATTGTTCCAGTCGAACAGAGAGCGGATTTACACAATATGTCACGTACTCTAAGTTTTGCTGCTCGATATTGCTAAATGTCGAATGCTCCATGTCCATTGCCAGATGGGCCGGCACACCGAAGAACCTGCAGATTTCTGTAACCGCATATTTCCTGCTCTCCAGCACCTGCATCTTCTCCATGTCCCGCTCGAACATGGCCGCCTTGCCACCTTCTTCCAGGAACAAAAACTTCCCTGCATTCGCCACGCCCTTGTAATTTGCCTCAAAATCCAGCTTGAAACGCTCATATGCTTTATCAGATAGTTGCGACGGATATTCGACGAAGCCTCCGGGATTGACGCTGTTGACGGCCTGTTTTGCGTAATTTGCGACTGTGGAAGTTAACCCTAAAACTTCTGCCGCGAGTGTCATGGGGTCGCTTGGCACATTCCTGTCAGCGAAAATAAATCCTGGAGTGTACAGGAATTCTCCCTCTCTCAATGTTTCCTGACTGCCTGCATCCAGCGTAACGACAATAAATCTTTCACCGTTAACCTGGTTGATGTAAACGCCGCCTACCCTGGACGTTGGAATGTTCCAGAGGGACGTTATAAATCCCCTTGAATTGCGCTGAATCTTTGCGAATGCGCCCCGGGTCAGCAGCAGGTTAGCGACAAAACACTGCCAAAATTCGTAGGCAGTTGTTTGATAGTTAGGTAAAGTATAAACAAGCGGATACACCCGATGTGATACCGCCTTTTCCTTGCCCTTATCCGTGTTCATAAACATGTGCAGGGGAAGCGCAGCTATAGTCTTTGAAATAATGTCCACGCACCTAAACACAGCGCTGATCTGGAGGGCGGTATCAGCACTCACCGCGTATCCCCGCCCGTTAAGGTAGCTAATCCAGCCGCTGTCCGATTGTAGGGCAGGAAGGGTGGACGTTGCTGCCTGTATGTTCCAGGTCCGCCCGAAAAGTTTAATTCTCATCGTTCACCCCTCATTTTGTGGTTAAAATCCATACCCTTAAATCCCTATCATTTCGACCGTAATGATATGCAAAATCCATATCATTTGTCTTATAATGATATCCTAAACCCGGACTTCGTTGTTCCACGCAATCAGTTCCATATTGACGTTTGGCTCGCTCCCGGTTTCATCGATAACAACCGGGGCCACAGTCATGCTGCAATTTGAAACATAGCATTTTGTTATTTCAGTGGAAACGCCGTAATACCCAAATCTGCAATTTGCGAGTGCCCCGTCAAAATACACGTCCCTGATGATGATTTCAGATTTCGCACCAGCCACATCCCCGGCGTGCCAAAGGATAGTCGCGCCGTGGTCGCCGTCAGATGTTTCGGATTTGTAATAACCACCCTCAATCAGTATGTATTCCTCCTGGCCAAGCCCGCCGCCGAAACACGCTTTATAGACCGCCGCCTGACTGCTATTCCGGTTGTCTATGTACATTGTGCAGTTTTTATACTCATGTCGCCGGAATCCTAACGCCCCACTAAGTTCATCATGGAAACAATACCGCACATTTGAGCAACTGATGTTTAGCTCCTCGATGATAAAATCACCGATTCCCGCGTTGAGAGGGCTGAACGCTATCTCTACAGCGTCATCCCCGCCCGTGTAATTGCACTCGATGTACGCTTGCGGGCTGAATATCAGGTGCATTCCATTGCCAACCAGCGGCCCCGCCCCAGCCATTGAGGACAGTTCTGTCACGATGTTGTACGTCCCGGCGAGAACACGCACAGTTATGTTGCCAGTTGCATAGGCATAAGCTATTGCATCGGTTAGTTTCACATAATCGCAGTCAACGCCAGGTGTCCCACCAGCCTTTACCATAACTTCGTTTGCGATATGGACGTGGATAAAACTTGTCCATTCAACAAATTCAAAATCATCGACTGACCCATACAAGTTATGTACTTCAGAAAATCGGACATAGGCGGCATTCGCGTCAGGAGTGAGAATGTAATTTAACACATGTGCTCCTGTCCAAGTTCCTGCTATAAAGGCTTTAGACGCTGTATACTGCGCGCTAAACGTTTCGGATGATATGATATATTTTCTGGCCGGGTCTACTGCAATATAATCACTGGTAAAAAAGTCTGCATGGCCAACCAAGGTACCACCACTATCATATTTATTGTCCGTAATGGTTAACGGATCAAACATGTTAACAGACAATCTGGGTATATAGCGTTCCTTAAAAGTATAGTCAAGAGTCCCCTCTTCAGTGAAAATAACATCATTGAGTGTTAGGCTTAATGCAGCCAAGGCTTCTGAGAATTTGATGTATGCCGCTGTCGCAACAGGTGTGAAAGTGTACTTGGTTACTTGCCCAATCGTGCCTGAGTCTGCAATGAAAGCATGGCTGGAATCGTATTGCGCAGTGAATGTTTTTGTTGAGATAATGTATGATTTAGCCGGGTCTACCGCGATAAAATCGCTGGTGAAAAAGTCAGCATTGTCAACCAAGCCACCAGTCGCGTGATTTAAATAATGGACAGCCGTTATCGTTTCAGGGTTGAATAAATTGACAGGCCCATCAAAGAAAATCGTTTTCCGGGGGCTGACATACCCATCTGCAATCGCCGTTGCCTGATACACCCCGCCCGCGACAAACGCCGATGTTCCTGCATCCCAAAAGGCGAATTTCCAGTCATTCTTGGTGCCATAGGTTTTATCGTGCGCTGGATTGCCGGCATTCAAGGCGGCTAAATCATCATACCACCCCGCCGGACTCGCCACGCCCGATGCCAGTTGCAGCGCTGAGGCGGCGGCGGCTGAGGCGGAGGAGGAGGCGTTGGTTTCGGCGGTTTCTGCCGCTAATTGAGCCGCATATGCACCCTCATAGCCCACCAAGTCATCATAGAAGCCCTCAAGCGTACCTGTGTACCCGCCCGTCACAGCCTGGTCATAGGCAGACTCTCCATCAACCAGGTTCAGGGTGATGTGTGTGCCGGTTTCGTTCTGCGTGATTCCGCCCGTGGGTACAGTATCATGCGCCACGGCGCTGACCACGATATCAACAGCGCCCCACTTGGCGATATAATCGGCAAGCGGTTCAGGCGGTGTAGTGGCCGCGGCGTGACCATCCGTCACGACCGTCTGTGTCATCCGGCTGCGCTTCTCGTCGCCGTCCTCAGTGCAGTGTATAACCGCAGTCCCCTGGCCGCCCAACGCAGTCACGGCCTCCTGGACAGTCCATGTAAGGACATTAACCAGGCCCACCGTGGACAAGGCCAAATCAGCAGCATCGACGGGATATACATCAGCCTCGGCGTTGCGCGTGTAGGTCATCCACAGGCCATCACTCACGCCCGGATTCGCCGCAATTACTGCCGCGCCGGTCGGATATAGGGCGACCCATGCCGTTATGTCAAACTCAACCTCACTCACGCCGTGCTCATTCTGCTGCCCCAGTTTGATTTCGCCGGGCAGAGTATCAATTATGTGCATCTAATCACCTCATCCTATTACGCGCAGTCCCCTGCTCTCATACACGGATTTCTTCGGCTCCATCTTGATTGCGCCGGCCATCGCGTTGATCAGACTGACCGTGATGTCAATACGCTCAATGGATTTTTGCTTCATTGGTTTCTGGTTGTTGTTTCCGTCAATCGCCACCCTGACATTGCCAAAACTCCACCTCGCTGCCGGGTCTCTCGGGTGGGTCAGCTCACCGGCGCGCAGCATCCGCTCGATTTCACTCATTCCGCAGCTCATTCCGGCCATTGTTTGCGGTATTTCGACGAATTTAGACTGTATTTCTTCGGGTAAAAGCTGCCTCAGGTACTCCAAACGCCACGGGTCAGAGAAGAAATTGACCACATTGTATCGTTGATTGATCACCGAAAGTTCCGTGGCGACCAGTCCATAGTCCACAACATCCCCCGGAGTAGCACTCAGGAAGCCCTCTTTGACCCATTTGTCATAAGGGACGTGGTCCTTCAGACTGCGCTCCCTCATACTTGCCTCGGGTATCCACGCATATTTTACGGTCCGCCAATCTTCGTGCTTCTCGCAGGGTGGAAAGATGCAGGCCGCGGCGGTCAGGTCGGTTGTGCTGGACAGGTCCAGGCCGACATAACAGCGCTCGCCTGTCAGATCCGACACGGACCACGGCCGCTCTGTCTGATCCCAGAGAGTGATCGGCAGCCATCCGATTCTTTTCAGTGCTATCCACTGATTCAGTCTCAGCCATCTAAAAAGACGCTCGACCGATTCACTATTCTTCGCCGCAGCCGCCTCGCTCCGGATTGTCTCGATCTGGATCGTCACGCCCAGTGATGGATTGCAGGCGTACCAGACCGATTCATCGTATATGTCGGCATCTTCCGGAGCGCCGTAGATACGGGCGTACAATGTCGGATCAAGCGCAGGATCTTCGATGATCCTTTGAGCAAGTAAATGCTGCTCCCATGCCACACTTTTGCGGTCAGGATCGTCACCACTTGTAGTTATTGTAAAGTGTAACGGCTGTTTTCTGGTTGAGCTTGAACCAAATGTCATCGTGTCCCAAAGTTCGCGGTTGGGTTGGGCATGAAGTTCGTCAAAAATTATTATTGAGGGTGAAATACCGTGCTTTGAATAAGCCTCGGCAGATAGCACTTTCAAAAACGTTCCGGTGTTGCGATTGTGAATTTCTTTCTTGCTGTCAACAACTTTGAGAATTTCAGCAAGTGCTTCGTCCTGCTCGATCATGGATTTGGCCGCTCGGTATGATATTGCAGCCTGTTCCTTTTCGGCAGCGCAGCAATATATTTCACCGCCGGGATCGTCACAGACCAAATGGTATAACCCCAGGGCGGCAATCAGCGTCGTTTTGCCGTTTTTCTTAGGTATTTCAAGGTATCCGCTTCGGTATTGACGGTATCCATCGCCCCTAATCGTCCCGTAAATCTGACTGATAAAGTCCTTTTGCCAAGATTCCAGCGTAAAATTATGACCGTAAAAGTCGCCAGTCAGGTGCAGCAGCTCAATAAACTCTATTACTTCCCGCGATTTAGCTTCTTCAAAGGCCATCCCTCCCCACCATCCTCAATAATGCCAATCATTTTTCGGCCCGATTGGCCATGTATGCTGCCATTCCGCTCTGTTTCTCTTCCTTAGGCGGCGTCTTTGGGATCGCCCTGATCCTGGCCACAGGATTCAGAAAGAGCCTATCCTCATATTTGAGCAGCAGCTCCTTATTCTTGGTCATCGCCACGTTGGCCGTGTGGATCAACCCGTATATTTTCAACCTGTTCTCAATCGTTTCCACACCATCCAGGTCTGTACTGAGCTTTACAATCATTTCCTGCAGCTGGTAGGTGTTTGATATTTCCAGGCAGTAACGGTTTATGATCTGCTGGTCAAGCGCCTCAACAAAGTCTATTTTCGCGTACAACTTCTTTAGCCGCATGAATTCCAGGTGGGCGATTTCATCCGCTTTAACCTGTGGAGATTCACAAAACATCTGATCGGTCTGCAACGCCTTTTCCCCGCGTTCCCTGAACTCCATTTCCGCCTTACTTCTGCGCGAAGTCCCCTCAAGGCGGAGCAGATTGGTTGGTTTTGCTGCCCCTGGCATTTTCTGACCCCTCCTTTTGGTTTTACGTCGCGCCGAAATGGTAAGCGACAGAGGCT